GATATGCGTAAACTGCCCTTGAAAAACCGACTTGCCGATCTTATCTATAGTATATGACAATGAATGAGGATACCATGAGCTTCGTAGTTTTCGAGACCGCCACCACCCGCTACGCTGGGAAAAAGGCTAAGTACAATGACCCGATTTTCCCGACCATGTCTGCTGCTAAGTCTCACATGACGCGATTGATCAAGTCTGGGAAATATACCGCCGACCAGATTGCCGTTGCGGACCGCAGCTACTTTCATGATGAGATTGAAGCGATTGTAGAGCGTACCAACCTCATGAGCGGGAAGCCGTTCTTTGAGCGTATCAATGTCCCCTACTACTGCTCGCCGTCGAGCGAAACTTACTGGAGCATGTAATGCTCTTCTGGGCATACCTTCTTCTACTATTCTTCATCTTTCTGTTTATCACTGAGGACACAAATGTCTAACACTGAAATCCGCGATATGTTCGACACCAATCCGAATATGACTATCGCAACTCTCGCGCGTATCGCGGGAAAGTCTACTGAACAAATCAAGCGAATCCTTATGGAGAACAACTAACATGGAACGCCGCGAATATAACGGTTGGACTAACTACGAAACTTGGCTCGTCAACATGTGGTTCGGCGATATCTTTACCGATATGCAGGACGAGCGTGAAGACACCTCGGCCCAGTCTTTGGAAGACTTTGTGACTTCCATGCTTGAAGATCAGGGGCAGCTTCCCGAGACCGGTTTTGCGGCCGACATTATGAATGCCGCAATGCGCCAGGTTGATTGGGAAGACCTTGCTTCTCACTATGAACTGGAAGAGGAATCGGAAGATGCTTAAGACCGAATATAGCCAGCGACACGGTGGCCCGTATGATCGTGGTGGTGCGGACTCTTACTACCGCCGCAACTTTGATCCGCACTATTTCGTTGGTGCGACCTACTCAACTCCTCGCCGCGATTGTGAGCCTGGCTCTTATGAGTGGGAAGCCTATGCAGCAGGATATAGTGACAATGAAGCGTCCGGCAACTTCAAATATTAGGAATCATGTGGCGAAAGCCTTGTGGACACCAAAGTTCCGTCCGCAAGTGACGAAGAATCCCAAAGCATATACTCGTAAGGAAAAGCACAAGGTGAAGTATGCGTAAGCCCTATATTACCTATAACGAAATTCCTCAGTTGATGCGCGAATATCTCTTGACCGTGGCCGAAAAGCGCGATATCATGGAGATACCGATTGAAGATATCAATTCCTATCTGGAAGGTCTTCATACATATTACAGCGCACAAAAGGAAGAGTATTCGGAAGGTTGGATTGAGTGATGGTTTCATATTTCTGGGAGTTACAGCCAAACGCTGTTGACATGGAATGGGTTACCATATATACTCCCTACCATAGATACTTTTTGTTCTACGGAAGTAACGAAGGCGTTATGTTCGTTCCCGGTTCTTATCAGGAGATGATGGAAGATTATGGCTAAGTTAAAGGAAAAGATTTCTCTTCGGTATCAAGGCGGTCGCTATATTGTGACAGCACTTGAAAATCGTATGTCGCCGTCTACTGGCACCGCAATCACTCCGGAATCGGTTCAGGCACTTCTGCTTGAAGCAAAGGTCTCTGGATGTCTAACTGTGAAGATTACCTAATGGCACTACTATATACTAAGACTTCCTCAGGCCGCAAGAAGCCGTCTAAGAAGACCTTGCGTCTCCGTGAAGAGCGTAAAGCATACTTCAAGATCATTCTAAATGGATCAGCCAAAGAACGGCCGATCAACTTGCCTGAACCATTGCCACGCAAAGAGTTACCGCCTCTCTCAAATAGCGTTGGCAATGGCTTCAAGCGTTCGGTTGAAGACTACAAGTGGAAGCGCGACCGTGAGGAATCTGCTGCTACTGTTAAGGCTATTGAAGAAAAGAAGAAGCGCCTGGCGCCTATCGCAAACAAGACTGGCTATCAGTATATCACTGATGGTGCCGATGTTGAAACTCTTGGAAGGAAAACATGATGGAAGTTTATGATGGACGGTTTGGATCTTGGGCTGATGTTCAACGCGAATTTCAGATGGATATGCCTGAACCTGATGATGTAATATATGCCGAGTACGATACTCCGTATTACGAAGGTTACGCCAATGTGATCTATCGTAATGGTGATCGCTATTACTGGGCGTATGGTTCCCACTGCTCTTGCTACGGGCTTGAGAATCAGTGGGATCCTGAAGAGTATGATGCGCGTCAACTGGTCGAGGTGCTTGGTCGTGGCAATCACTGGCGCTTAAGCGAAAGCGGTCGTGAAGTACAAAACTACATAATGGATGCCGTGCTGGCTTATCCTGGCAACGGTCAGTTTGGAGGACATGCGTGATGACTGAACTTGAGCAATTTTTTTATAACGCCGATCATTCTTCGGATAAATGGCAGCCATACTTTAATGTCTATGATCGGCACATTAGTCAGTATAGAAATCGTCCCATCACTTTAATTGAGGTCGGCATATACAAAGGCGGCTCACTTGATATGTGGGCCGAATATCTCCACAAGGATTCAAAAATCATAGGAATTGATATTGATCCTGAATGTGCTAAGATTGCATACAAGTATCCTAATGTACAGGTTGTAATTGGCGACCAAAGTAGTCCTGCTTTCTGGGATGTGTTTTTGAAGGATAAGACAATCGATGTATTTGTCGATGATGGTGGGCATTTTATGCACCAGCAAGTTATCACATTTCAAAAAGTTTGGCCTCATCTCAATATGGGCGGCACTTTTATCTGTGAAGATACCCACACTTCATATTGGGCTATAACTGGCGGTGCTCTAAATCATAAAGATTCGTTTATTGAATACTCTAAAAATTATATTGATGTTTTACACTATGATTGGAAACAACAGACTAATCACATTCTCGAAAACAATAAAGAACTTGTTAAGGATACATTGACAAGTGTTCATTTCTATGATAGTATTGTGGTGTTTGAAAAGTTTGGAAAGGCAAACATGCGCCGCATAGTAACGGATGGAAAACAATGAAATTCGGTATCTTTTCAGATTTGCACCTAGATTTTGCACCGTGGGAACTTACGGTCGATCCTGATGTATTTTATCTTAATGCTGGCGACACTCATCCCGATGTTCAAATTCGGGATGCTTTTCATTTTCAGTTTAAGGATAAAATCTTTTTCATTAAGGGCAATCACGACTACTATGGCAATTCGTTTCAAGGGGCCGAAAACGATTTTCAAGAATTGACTGTCGGCGGACTCAAGATCGCTGGTGCTACTCTTTGGACTGATATCACTCCTGTTCGCTGGTGGGATTTCAAAGAGTATATGATGGACAATCGTTACATCAAGGGCATGAACTATGATCGATATATGAATGCTCACAGGACACACCATGACTTCCTGTTCAATTCTGGTGCTGATATCTGGGTCATTCACCACTTGCCGTCATTCCAATCAATACATGAAGATTATCGCAATTCAGGCGGCAACGACTTCTTTGCTTCTGAATTGTCGGAATGGATTTTGGATATGGCAAAGCCGCCTAAGTTGATCGTTCATGGTCATACTCATAAGCGGTGTGATTATATGATTGGTCCGACTCGCGTGATTTGTCACCCGCGCGGATACCCGAATGAGAATGCGTGGTTCCAGGACTATAAGCCGCTGATTTTGGAGGTCGAATGAAAATCGTAGTTTACTCAAAACCTAACTGCCCTTGGTGTGTGAAAGCCAAAGAACTGATGAACAGGCTTCATCTATCATATGATGAAAAGGTTCTTGATGTGGACTATACCAGAGATGAATTAAAAGACATTGTGGGTGAGCAGTTGCCTTTGACCGTTCCTCAAATCTTCATTAACGATAGACGAATTGGCGGATATGAAGACTTTGCTGATTGGTGTGATAATCATGGATTTGGAAATGAATGAACCTGAACATGTAAATCAAGTAAACGAGAAGACATTAGAGGCTACTGAAAAGTTCCTTGATCGCCGAGCTTCGATCTTTATAGAAGAAGCCATTGCTCATTACAATGGACGATACGGTGTAAAAAAGACTAGACAGTATCTCCAATATATGCTAGACTATCTTGAAGAGTTTGAAACAGAGGAAAGAAAAGATGTATAATGTGACTTTACAGAACCATGTTGCTTTGAACCACGAACAGGCTGGTAGTCTTGTTGCTCAGGTTCTAAAGGAAGACTTTGAGTTTATCTCTAAGGAAGTTGCCGAACTTATCCACAAGCGCGATAAGTTGGAACGCCATCAAATGGAAGACCTTTCCAATAATGTCGAAATGCGCGATGCTATGAAGTCGCTGCTGCGTTATTACCTCACTCATAATGATTACACCGAGTTTATGGAACTCCAGAGGATTTACGGAAATGTTGAATAAGGAAACACTCAAGGAACACCTGACCAAGTGTGTTGCTGAAATCACTTTCAATAAGGTAGATGGTTCTGCTCGTACCATGTATTGCACTTTAATGTCCGATTATCTTCCTGAACAGAATGATATTGATGAGAATGTGCGTCATGTCCCTCGTAAGGATAATGATAACACTCTGGCTGTTTGGGATATGGATAATAAGGGTTGGCGGTCATTCCGTATCGACTCAATAACAAATGTCAACTATATAGGAGTGAATAGAGTATAATGCCACATCCACATAAGAACCGCCCGCGTAAGGGTCGCCGTAAGATTGGTAGTGCCAAGCGAAAGGCGCGTAATAAGAGGAAGTAACACATGGGTAAAAAGAGCAGGGCTGATCGCCGTCATCACCATGAGCGTATGTTAGACCGCGTTAAAGGATTTCACTGGCTGAAACAAAAGTTTTGGAATGGTAGTGAAGAAGAGCGCGAGAAGCACCTACGCAAAATGGCCGAGACGCGCCATCCCTGCTCTTGCCATATGTGCGGTAATCCTCGAAAATATTGGAAAGAAAAGACTATGCAAGAAAAGAGATTTGATAGTGAGTGCTGATAACGGAATTTATATTCTAACAACTGCTGGCCCAGAATACCGAGTTGGATATCATTTAGCAATTGACAACATTTATGGAAACTTTTCCGACGAGTCGTACCAATGGCAAGGCGACCCGGAATTGATCTATATGTATTTCCATACAGATAAAATGTTTTCCAATCTGGAAGAAGCACTTGACTATGCCGCAGAGTTGAGTTATAATTATGACTATCTTGAAGACGGAATATGTGTTATTACCGATTTCAAGGATTGGGATTTTAACAAGTTAAAGGAAAGTTATGGCAAAGAAGCAAAAGGCAATTCGCGGTAAGTTTGCCGATGAAAAGTATCTCGGCACTGAACCCGACCTTCGTGGTGATGTTACAAATGCTCAAGTCATAAATGCTTATAACTGGTATAACTATTTTTATGATGCTGATCAGGCTAAGGCTTGGATCGTTGAATACTTGAAGGAATTTTATAAAACAGAAAAGGAACTAATCAAAAATGTCAACAGAATTGATTCTAATCATTGCCGCACTACTGGTTGGTGCTGCCGTATACTACTTCTCGGTGGGAACCTCTCGCAAGAACTACAAGACCGAAACATTGCCCGAATCCGCTCCCTTGCCGACTCCGCAGCCAGAGCCAGCACCGACTCCAGCTCCAGTAACGGAGAAGGCACCAGCAAAGAAGAAGGCAGCACCGAAAAAGAAGTCAAGCAAGTAATCTCTATTCAGGAGCGCGTGACTAATCGCGCTAATGATTTGATTGCCGATATCGAAGGTCACTTGGACAACTTCTACCGCGATGGTACTATGTTCAAGCCGGTCGATTGGCTGGCTCAACAAGATGTTAAACCGATGATCGCTCAAAAGATCGCGGATCACTACAAGCCTCTTTATGCTGAAATCTTTGACGCTCTCAACGGCAAGGACGATCAGCTTAGAGAGGCTTATTCTTCCTGGAAAAAACCGAAGTTGAAGGCTTACATGGAATTTGTTAGGTCTATCATCTCGGCCGCTGAAACTCGCGCAACGATTGTTAAGGCAACTCGCAAGCCGCGCAAGAAGAAGGAGAAGCCGGCATCGGCTCTCGTATCTAAACTCAAGTATAAGGTAAAAGATGACACACTCAAGTTGGACTCAATCGATCCGAAGCAGATCATCGGATGCAATCAACTCTGGATCTTCAATACTAAGTATCGAACCCTTGGCGTCTATAATGCTATGGGTCCTGCTGGTCTGTCTGTCAAAGGTAGCTCTATTGTAGGCTATGACGAAAAGACATCCATTGTCAAGAAACTGCGAAAGCCGACTGAACAACTGAACAAGTTGATGCAGGGTGGTAAGATTGTTCTGCGAAAGTTTATGGAAGATATCAAATGCAAGTCCAAGGAAGCAACTGGTCGTATAAATAATGAGGTAGTGCTTCTAAGGATTATCAAATGACGAATGTATTCAAGTTCCCAGAACATAAGATCGTAAGAGAAATACCTATTAATAATGATGAAGTGGAAAGAGCAAAAGAAAAAGGCAAGCAAAACTATGCCGAAGAAATCATAGTTGATCTGGCCGAAAATCTATTGGGTGCTCTTGATAGTTATGGACTAGACCAAGACTCCAAACATTTCGACAAAGACTTTTCTTTCGCAATGGAAGCTTTCCGTGCTCTGATCTACAGAACCCTATCAATAAACCACCATCTACATAACTTCATAGATACCAGCGTTTCGATCCTTAAGAAAGACGAAAACGGAAACATGATAATCGAAAGCCCAGAAGAAATGGAAGAGATTATCATTTCCGAGATCGATACATATATCTCGGACGATAAACCATTTGACTTTAAAGAATGATTGCTATATAATACATAGCATAACTGAGGAATATTATGGCAATCTTGATTGACCTAAACCAGGTGTTAATCTCTAATCTAATGCAGCAGATTAATTCCAATCCAAAGGTAAAGTTGGATGAAAACCTAATCCGTCATATGGTTCTAAACAGTCTTCGCTCTTATGTGAAGCAGTTCAAGCAGAAGTATGGCGAGGTCATTGTCGCATGTGATAGCAAGCGGTCTTGGCGTAGAGACTACTTCCCGTTCTATAAGTCTAATCGCAGAAAGGCCAGAGACGAATCTGGCTTTGATTGGAATCTCATTTTCGATACTCTCGGCAAGATCCGTGAAGAGTTGAAAGAAAACTTTCCGTACAAGGTCATTGAAGTTGAAGGCGCTGAGGCCGATGATATCATCGGTGTTCTGGCCGCGCGCAAGGCACCGCATGAAGAGGTTCTAATCCTTTCTTCGGACAAGGACTTTGTCCAACTCCAGAAGTATGCGAATGTAATCCAGTATAGTCCGATTATGAAGCGATTTGTGAAGACTGATAATCCTCACAAGTTTGTCAAGGAGCATATTCTCAAGGGAGATCGTGGCGACGGTATTCCTAATTTTCTGTCTGCTGATAATGTTTTCGCACTTGGCGAACGACAAAAGACAATAAATAGTAAGAAGCTTAATGAATGGTTGAGCAAGAGTCCAGAAGAGTTTTGCGTCAATGATGTGATGCTTCGTGGCTATAAGAGAAATCAAATGCTGGTCGATTTGGAATTTACTCCAAAGAACATTCAGGAAAACATCATTCACGAATATGATAATGTGATCGTTCCTAATCGCCAGAAGCTTCTAAACTATTTTATCGAAAAGAAGCTAAAGAATTTATTTGAAGTGATACAGGAGTTTTGATGAAGAATTTATATGAGGTCTTTGAAGAGTTTGAGAAAGCTCCAAAGAGAGAAGAGAAGATCGACATTCTACGGAACAATAAGTCTTATGCCTTAGAATGTGTGTTGCGTGGTGCGTTTCATCCAAATGTCCGCTATGTTATAGATGAGATTCCTACCTATAGGAAGTCCGATTCTCCCGCAGGTCTAGGATATACAAGCATTCATCAAGAATTGGGTCGAGTGTATTTGTTTGAAGCCAATAATCCTAGAACTTCACCCGATCTAACACTTGATAGAAAGAAAGTGATTCTAGCACAAATGCTGGAAACTTTGGAAGAAAAAGAAGCTGCTGTATTTGCAGGAATGATTATGAAGAGATTGCCTGTGAAAGGTCTTACATACAAGTTGACACAAGAAGCTTTCCCAGGACTACTACCCGATGTGCCTTGATGATAATTCGTTATGCTATTTTTTAGAGAGGAAAAATGGCAAGAAAGCGCAGAACGAAACTACAAAAGGTTATGGAAGAAAAGTGTGAACTCACTTACGAAACAACTATTGAGGACTGCCAGTCATGGTTCAATGTCCTTAACAGGGAACTATTTGATAACTCCCTCCCTCCACTGGATGAGATTGATATTAGGTGGCGCCGTAAGGCTCATGCCTGGTATGATTATGACCAGGCTAAACCGGGCTATGGGACTTCAAGACTACTCATGAACAAGCGTTATAAATCCAAACAATTTTTTGTTGAAGTGTTAGCACATGAAATGGTGCACCACTATCAATACATATACAACGAAGATATTGGTCACGGATCTTCGTTCTTCAAATGGCGTGGCAAATTTAACAAAAAAGGATTGAACCTCGTAAGGGCTTATTAACATGAAATACAAAAAGAATCACTATGGTACTCATGAAGATTATGATGATGAAGAATATGCGGACCTAAGAAAGGGGCAAAAGAGGCGCCCGATCCGAAATTGGACAAAAGCTTTCGTTGAACACTTGGACGAAGCCGACGAGATAGACGATTTTTACGGTAACAAAAACAGTCACAGATAACGCAGCGTAAGCTGGTATGCAGCCAAAGCATACCAGTTATGCGTTTATAAACATTGAAGTTTTCGGGTCGAATCCCCATCTATAGTTTATCGCAATAACGGAGACTATCGCATGGCTATCGCTTGGAC